CTTCCATGCCTTTCTTCAACAAACACTCGAACTTCAGCTAAAACCGCAACAGTCTGCGTTCTAAAGCCCTCAGAATCGATTGTGTTTGTTATAGTACAAATGGATGCTTTCTTATTCATTAAACCAAGCCCCATAGCCTACACCTTCCATTCTCTATCTAGAAGTAATAATGAATTTGCAGTTTTCCAGACATTGTCTGAAGCATTTGTATTATCAGCAAAAAAGCCACCTGTAGAACCATCACGTGATTCATAAAAGTGGCTTGCTAGCATAATAAATGCTTGTTTAGTTCTTTCGCTCATATCATGACTTTGATAATAGCCTTCATCTAAATGCTGATAACCTTCTGCATATGAAATAGCGGCAGCGATATGGTTTAGAATCAGACTATCATCGTCATTGAATGTAACAATTAAATTATTCTTAACTTGTTCTAATAAATCTTCCTTTACCACTGCCACTACCTCCTAATACTAATTACCTGCTTGTGCAGCTGCTTTTTGTTGTAATACTTTGATTGCTTCTGGAAGGATTAACTTTCCATCTACTCTTTGTGTAGCAACGAATCCTGTTTGATCAGTTGCAGCATAAAGTTCATTTAATTTCTTAAAGATACGTCCTTGTCTATCAGCAATCCAGTAATAGCTAAAATCACCAAATGCGATAGTCTTAGCGCCTGCAGAAATTGCTGGTACATAACTAGATGTGTAGACAGGTCTACCTAAGATAGTATCTGGTGTTCCTGCAGTTAGAGCTGGTTGCCATAAATAGTTATCATTCTTATCTTTAAGTTTTCTAATAGCTTTTACTGTAGAATCATTTAAGATCCATACTGCTTTCTTTCTATAAGGTGCCTTTAATGAATAGAATAAATCAATTAATTCATCAGCTGTAATTGCTGTAGCTGAAGCTGCAGTAACACCAACTTCTGCACCACCAGTAGCATTAAAGATACCTACAGGTTTACCAGTACCATTACCAGTGAAGAATGCTTCTTCCTCTTTAGTACCAATACGTCTAGCAAATTCTTTAGAAATATAAGATTCTAAGTTAAATGCACTATCATTTAAAAGTTCGTTAGAAACTTTAATTAATGTACCTAACTTATAAGCACCAATTGATACTTGATTGAATGCATCATCACTATCAGAAATAGTTCCTTCTTCATCTACCCAAGAAGCTGAGCCTTTAGATGCAACAACAGGAATCTTACGATCACCAGACGATGTCTTAATAACATGTGCAAGTTTTCTGAAGATGTTTTCTTCTTCTAATGCTTCAACTAGAGTATTTTCATATTCATCAGGAACTAAATAGCCACCTTCTGAATCAGTACCAATTTGAAGTGCATCATGTACTTCAGGTCTAACAGTTTTACTTCTCATGGCATTCCAGAAACTCTTCTTATAGTTCTTAGATGCTCTACCAGTCTTTTCTTCTTCATCACTAGCCATAGGCTTATTAACGATAGGAGCATTAACTGGTTTATTAAGTTCTGCTTCAATAGCATTTCTTCTTTCAAGACGTTTGATTTCATTAGTTAACTTATCAAAGTCTTCTTCCATCTTGGCATATTTAGCATCATCTTCAGCTGATAATACGCCACTTTCATTTGTTTGAGCTTTTAAGAATGCATCCATTGCTTTCCATAAATTAGCTCTCTTTTCAACAAGTTCATTCATAGTCATCATTGTTCTTTTCCTCCTAAATATATTTTTTTATTTTGACTAATTCATTTTTTAAAGTTTTTATATCTCTACCCTTTGGCTCATCCATAGGTTTAGATATCTTATTAACTAACTTTGCTTCAAACTCCTTAGCACCAAACATATATGAATCATCTGGTACAACTTGAGTTTCAGTCTTTTCTAAGATTCCATCAGCAAATCCAAGTTCAATAGCTTTATTAGCATTCATCCAAGTTTCAGCTTCCATTAGCTTTGATAACATTGCACGACTCTTATTTGTCTTAATCTGGTAAGCATTGATAATGGATTCTTTTACTTCGTTTAATACATCGATAGCTTTTTCCATATCTCTATGATCACCAAAGGCTGCCATTGCAGGATTATGAATCATCATAAGTGATGTAGGTGACATTAAAACCTTATTACCTGCCATAGCAATTACTGAAGCCGCACTTGCTGCAATACCATCAATCTTAACTGTAACTTCACCCTTATAATCAATTAGCATTGAATAGATTTGTGAAGCAGCAATACAATCGCCTCCTGGACTATTAATCCATACAGTGATTGGTCCATCTCCTGAATAAAGTTCATCTTTAAACATTCGAGGTGTTACATCATCTTCAAACCATGATTCTTCAGCAATAGTTCCGTTAAGTTCTAGTACTCTTTCTTCTAAGGTTTCGTTGGTCACTTTCTTCCAGTTCCAAAACTTCTTCATTAGTATCCTCCTTCTTGTCTTTATCTGCATAAGCTCCTGCTTTATTAAGCGGTAGCATATTGCCATTTACTAAATATAAATCTCCACCAGATTCAGCTGGTATCTTATCTAGGTTTTCAAGTTCTCTTATATCATTTGCGCTCATCCATCCATTTTGTCTTGCTGTTGCATAGCCTTGCATTCTAGATTGATAGTCACCTCTTAAGAGTCCTTCAACATTGAACTTAAAGAAATAAACCTTCTTTTCATCAACACTTAATAATGCTTTATTTAAGGATTGTTCCCATCTAATAATCCAAGGATCTAATGTGTACTTAACAAACTCTAGTGATTGCTGTTCAATATTAGAAAAGCTTGATTTTTCTAGGTCACCTACCATATGTGGTGGGACTCTAAAGATACGAGCTATTTCATTTATTTGAAACTTTCTCGTTTCTAAGAACTGTGCTTGTTCTGGTGAAATAGATATAGGCGTGTATTTCATGCCTTCTTCTAAGACTGCAACTTTACCAGAATTAGCAGAGCCACCGAATGTTGCATTCCAGTTTTCTCTAAGTCTTGCAGGATCTTTAATAGTTCCAGGGTGCTCTAAGACTCCTGAAGGTGCTGCACCATTAGCAAAGAACTTAGCTCCGTATTCTTCTGTAGCTATTGCAAGTCCTATAGCATTCTTTGCCATTGCAATAGGTGAATAACCAACCAAGCCATCAAAACCAAGTCCTGGAATATGAAGTACATCACGAGTTGAAAGTGTAACTGTTCCAGATTCTTTACCTTCTTCTTGGCTTCTTTGGTAGGTATAATAAAGCACTCCATTTTCATCTCTATCTACACTCATCTTATTTGGCATTAAAGGATATAAAGCTATAACCTCACCTTTACCATTTCTAATAATCTGTGCATAGGCATTACCCCATAAAAGTAAATGAGTCATTAATGTTTCTCTAAAAACAAATGAACTCATTTCAGGGTTTGGTTCATCATGAAGTAAATGATATAAATTACTATCAATCGCTTTTGATTTGGAACCATCATTATTGTATTTATAAAAATGAAGTGGTAATCCTGCGACAGCTTCAGCTAAGATACGAACGCAACTATAAACTGCAGTCATCTGCATAGCGCTTCTCTCTGTTACTGATTTACCTGCAGAACTTCCACCCATAAAGAATGTATATTGACTTCCAACAGTTCTATTTTCAGGATGATCTCTTGCTTTTCTTCTAAATAGTCCCATTTCTACCTCCTAAATAAAAAGGAGACCACGAGAATCATATATAGATTCGTTGCCTCCATCATTTCTTATTGCTCTATCAAGTGCCATAACTGTTGCTACAGCACCATCAATCTTTTCTGTAGATTTAGATTTATCCATCTTTATATTTCCAGCTGGATCAGTTCTTACACAGACATTATCCATCATCCACCTTAATACTGGATGACCGTTATGTCTTAATCTACCTGCTAAAACTAGATTCATTAGTTCTTTTGTAGGTGGACTCATATCTTTAAATCCCTGGCCAAATGGAATAACTGTAAATCCCATATTATCTAGATCCTGTGTCATTTGAACAGCACCCCATCTATCAAATGAGATTTCTTTAATATTGTATTTCTTCCCTAAATCCTCAATGAATGTTTCAATGAATCCATAATGAATTACATTACCTTCTGTTGTTTGAATATATCCTTGGTGTTCCCATAAATCATATGGAACGTGGTCCTTTGCAACACGCCTATCCATATTCTCTTCTGGAATCCAAAAGTAAGGTAGGATGTAATAATTGTCATCATCTTTGGTTGGTGGAAATACTAAAACGAATGCTGTAATATCTGTTGTTGATGATAAGTCTAGTCCACCATAACAGATACGTCCTTCTAAATCTTCCGGTTTAAAATCAGTCTTACATTTGTCCCACTTTTCCATAGGCATCCATCTGACTGCTTGTTTAACCCATTGATTAAGCCTTAGCTGTCTAAATGAATTCTCTTCACTAGGTGTTTCCTGTGCAGATCTACATGCATCTTTAATCTTATCGATAGTAACTGTAATACCTAAACTAGGATTAGCCTTCTTCCATACTTTAGGATCTGTCCAGTCATCTTCAGGATCTGCACCATATATAACAGGATAAAATGTAGGATCGTGTTTTCTACCTTCAAGTAAATCTTTAGCCTTTTGATGCACTTCATATCCTATAGATTTAGTATCATCACCTGCTGTTGTAATTAAAAAGAATAAAGGTTGCTTTCTTGCATCTCCTGAACCTTTGGTCATTACATCATATAGTTTTCTATTAGGTTGAGTATGAAGTTCATCAAAAACGACACCATGTACATTGAATCCATGCTTAGAGTAAGCTTCAGCAGATAAAACTTGGTAAACACTATTAGTTGGTAAATAAGCAATAGTCTTCTTGGCTCTAGAAACTTTGCATCTAGATCTTAAAGAAGGTTCAAGTTCAACCATATCTGCAGCGACCTTAAAAACAATTGAAGCTTGGTTTCTATCAGCAGCACATCCATATACTTCTGCACTCTCTTCACCATCACAACAAAGTAGATATAAAGCTACTGCTGCAGCTAGTTCTGACTTACCCTGTTTTTTAGGTATTTCAATATAAGCAGTATTAAACTGTCTATATCCATCAGGTTTTAATGTTCCAAAAACATCTCTTATAATTTGTTCTTGCCAATCAATAAGTTCAAATGGTTTATTAAACCAAGTACCAATTGTATGCTTAAGACACTCTATAAAATTTACTGCAACATCAGCAGCCTTCTTATCATAAATGGAGTTTTTAGCTTTAAACTTAGTTGGCACATACTTCTTAAGCTTTCTCAAAGCCTATACCTCCTATAGTTATAAGAGCCGGCATAACCGACTCATATATAATTAATCAACAAGCTTTCTTGGAACTATGATGAAGTCTCCAACTAAATCAGTTTCAAATAGTTTATATCCAAGTTCATTGAATTCTTTATTCTTAAGCTTGCCTTCTTCATCAGCAAATGTAATATAACCTTTAAGTATCTGTGCCTCTTCTTCAATGTATCCACCAACAAACTTTTGAAGTTCAGAAAGTGTGAATTTATCTTTCTTTGGTGTGATAAGTTCTAGACTATCCTTTTTAACTAATAGTCCACAATTGTTCTTACCTAAATTATCTATAAATAATCTATAAGGAACTATCACATTATTGTTACATTTATCGCAGCAGTACTTTCCAGCTACTGGTGCAGGATTGTTTCCATATCCTTCAATATCAGAACCACAAATACAACACTTAGGAAGTCTCTCAACTTTATCTTCCCCATATACTACATTTAAACTTGAACCATTATCCCATTTAACTAAGATTGAGCCAATGTCATCTACACCTTCAACTGTACCTTTAGTTCCAATTGGAGGTGCCTGTACATCATCCATATGAACCAGTTTAACTCTAGTTCCTTTTGGATATGCTTTTTTGAGTCTATAAAGCCAGTCTTTATCTTGATTTTCCAATTGCTCCACATACTCTTTCATCTTACGAATATTACCGAGTATAGTAACTTGATTATCAACTGCTATAGTAATAGCCCTTCTTCTTTGACATCCTAGAGCTTTCATAACTTTGGCAATTTCACCTTCCATAGTGAAGTTAGCAAGTTCATCTTCAAACTCTTTTAATTGCTTTCTAGCTTCTTCTAATGTCATCATATCTCTTCACCATCCTTGCCAAACAACTTAATTTGTCTAATGGTATCATTATGGAATAATCCAATAGCATAAATAAGTGCAGCTTCTTCAGTCCAGCCAAGTGAATGAATATAGTAATTAACTAAATATTCAATTCCCTTTCTTGATGTTTCAGTCTTATCGCAATGTTCATAAAGCTCTCTTCTTAATTCATCAATCTTCTTTTCTGGATTCACTTCTTCAATTCTAAATTCATCAACTGAGTCTAAGTCATGAATAAACTTTTCAGCTTCAACTTCTGTTTCAAAATAACAGATTGCTTTACCATCCAAATCAACTACTTTAAATAATAATTCACTCATTATAATACCTCCTTGGTCATACATATATATCACTCTAAAGAGTGATTATAGCAAGTACATTATTCAGATATTTCATCTAATTTTTTAACTAGATCCTTATAGTAAAGTTTTACCCCGTTACGAACGCAATAAACATTATCTTCATCATTGGTATTATCGACGTAACGTCTAAGAATTACTGAAGCATACTTTTCATCAAGTTCCATTGTGAAGCATATTCTATTAGTTAATTCACAGGCCATTAAAGTTGAACCAGAACCACCAAACGTATCTATAACAATTGCATTTTCTTGACTTGAATTTTGGATTGGATAAGAAAGTAAGTCTAAAGGTTTAGATGTTGGATGGTTTTCATTTCTTTTAGGTTTTTTGAAATTCCAGATAGTTGTTTGCTTTCTATCTGAATACCAGTTATGTTTTCCGTTCTTTAAGAATCCATATAGAACAGGTTCATGTTGCCATTGATAATCAGATCTTCCTAAAACTAAAGAATCCTTAACCCAGATACAGCAACCAGCAAGATGGAATCCTGCATCAATAAATGCTGTTCTAAAGTTTAATCCTTCAGTATCAGCATGGAAACAATATGCTGAAGCTCCACTTTCACAGTGAGCAACCATGTTCTTAAATGCTTTTAACAAGAATTCATAGAACTCTTCATTTTTTAGTGAATCGTTTTGAATCTTAAGTCCTGCACTTGAACAGAAAGAAACTCCATAAGGTGGATCAGTTAAAACTAGATTTGCTCTTTTGTTATCCATGAGCTTATTTACATCTTCTTCATTTGTTGCGTCGCCACACATTAATCTATGACGACCAACAAACCAGATATCTCCTCTTTCAACAAATGAAGCTTCCTCTAGTGCTTTAGTTAAATCATAATCATCATCTTCAACATCTGTCTTTTCTTCTTTAAAGAAGTCAGCAATTTCATCTGTATCAAAACCTGTTAAAGATAAATCGTAACTTTCAGCTTCTAAAGCTTCAAGTTCAACCTTTAATAACTCTTCATCCCAACCTGCATCAAGAGCCATTCTATTATCAGCAATAATATATGCTTTCTTCTGTGCTTCAGTTAGATAATCAACTAAAACACATGGCACTTCTTTTATTCCTTCAGCTTTAGCTGCAATGACTCTACCATGACCAGCTATGATATTAAAATCTTTATCAATGATTACAGGATTAATAAATCCGAACTCTCTTAGACTTGATCTAAGTTTATTAATTTGTTCAGGACTATGAGTTCTAGCATTATTTACATAAGGGATTAACTTATTAATATCAATAAGTTTCATTTCTTTAGTAGTTTTACTCATTAGAATAACCCCCATTCAGCAAACTTTTCAAAGCCTCCTAAATCAGAAATGAATTCACGAGCTATTTCAACTACTTCTTCATAAGGTCTACCATCTATTGTTTCATCCCCAATTGCACATGAAAGTTCTACAATTTGACCTGTTTCTTGAGCTTTTAAGAAACAATAAATATTCACAGACACGTCTGCTTTCGATAAGTCCTTACCATGAAGGCCTCCACCTGTAACTGAATCAGCCATATCAGATCCTAACTTACGATTAGTTGCACCTGTATCTACATCAGTTCCACCTGTCCATTCACCTAAAGGATTAACAATTGCTTTAGGATACTTACGCTTAATTTCAAAATTCTTAGCTTTTGATTGGCAGATAATTAATTTAGATCCATCAATGATATACTTTCCATCACTGTGGTATTCAGAATAAATCTTTCTTGCAATCTCTGTTAGTTCCTTTTGTTCTTTAGTTAAAGGAACACCTTTAAAGATTCCATTATCACCACATCTAATTTTTCCTTCTTGATTATCAGCTAAGTGTAAGTCTTGAGGAACTTCCACATAATCAATAAATACTCTACCTGCAATTCTACGTGCAGCTCTAATTACATCTTTTTTATCTAAAAGAACACTAGTTTCAGCAATGATATGGCATTTGCCATGACCAATTAATACTTCAACTGCGATTCTAGGATTCTTAGTTTCCTTATATGCTAAATCAACAATAGCACCTGCTATCCTATCCGCTATTTTATCTGGGTGTTTAGGATTTACTTTTTCAAACATCTTTTATTTTCCTCCATTTAAAAAGGCCACCCTTAGGTGACCATTATTTCATTCGTGATCTTAAAAGCCTCTCCATCATACTATCGTTTGGATTAGCGCCTTTAAAATCTACAGTACAGTTTTCTTTTACTACCTGGAATATTTGAAACC